AATGCCGCGCCCCCTACACCTCCTGCACCTACTGAGGTTGAGTAGGAGGACATATTCGGTATAATTCCATAGCTCGTCGAGAAGGAGGAGAATGCTGCGCCCCCTACACCTCCTGCACCTACTGAGGTTGAGTAAGAGGACATATTCGGTATAATTCCATAGCTCGTCGAGAAGGAGGAGAATGCTACGCCCCCTACACCTCCTGCACCTACAGAGGTTGAGTAGGATGACATATTCGGTATAATTCCATAGCTGGTTGATAAGGATGATAATTGTTGCTGCACAAACGAATTGTTGGGTATTGTACCTACTGAAGTCGAGAAGGATGACAATGATTGTTGAATAAGAGAGGCAGTTGCAATAAATCCAAGGCTCGTTGAGAAACTAGAAATCGATGTATCAATAATACTTGACCATATACTACTAAATGTAGAAATCTCATACTTTATTGTGGATCCAATACCCAATATATTTTTAATAAAGGATGAAAGTGTCGATGAATTTGCCATATTGCTTGAATTTCCAGCTTGGCCAAATGAAGTAGAAAAGCTTGAAAAGTTTTGAAGAATACCAAATGTAGTTGAATTCAATAGAGAGGGAGGAAAAAGAGAACCATACGATGTAGAGAGAGTAGAAAGTTGAAACATAGATCCAACATAAGTAGAATTTAGCTGTTCTCGATTTGCAATTGATCCATACGTTGAAGAAAGAGTAGAAAGCTGTGCTGTATTTACAAGAGATCCATAACTTGTTGAAAGAGTAGAAAGCTGTGCTGTATTTACAAGAGATCCATAGCTTGTTGAAACAGTAGAAATCTGTGAGATTATATTGGCTGTAGTTGATAAAAGATTAGATTGGTTAACTCCAACTGATATTAGTTCTCCTAGTGAGGTTGAAAAACTCGATAATTGCACATTAGTTCCAACCATTGACGATACGAGCTGCGCCTGATTTACTACAATACCATAACTGGTTGAGAATGATGAAAGGACATTTGTTGTTATAACGGCTTGTCCATTAATGGAAGAAAATTGTGCATTGAGTCCTTGAATATTTATACTTGAAATGGTTGATACTAAAAGCAATGATGAGACATATACAGTTGCAGCATAATCATATATTTTGATAGTATTATATAGTGTAGAAATTGTAAAGGTTTCAGAAGCCTGCTGTCTTGCAAAAAAGAGTTCAAATACATAGGGCGTAGAAGGAAGATTCGTATTTTTAAAATCATAGCCAAATGTATTTGATGCAGAAAATGAACTTACAACAGTATCTCCTGTATAAGGAGTAATATCTGTTGCAAATGCTGTTCTTGTAATTTGTGTAGTCGATTCAAAAAAACTAAATGAAGCAATACCAGAATTTGTTATAGGAAACATTGTATTACATCCTGTTGTAAATACTGTACTGGCGATCATCACGTAGGAAGATAGATACAAATAGGGTGAATTGACTAATGATCCTAGCGATGAAAACCCTAATGGCGGAATAAATGGAATATTTGTTGTGTAAAGTGGTGTATCGCTTGGACTATATCCATACGTTCGAAACAACGGACTTAAATTAAAATTGGATGATCCTATGTCTTTGAAATTAGATAAAGTTAAATAGTCTGAAGCATTTTGTTTAAGATAAATAAAATCAACCTGGTACGTATTAAATCCACCAATTGTGTCATTTATAGTTTGTGTTATAAAATCTGAAGGCTTTGGATAGGCTGGGAGTTGTGGTTTGTACACTGTATTAAAGACTTTTAAGTAAAGAGCACCTGAATAATCAACTTGCCACGACAATGAATTTTGTGAAGGATAAAATGTAAATGATCCCTGCACAGCGAAAAGTGTAGAATACACAATACCTTCACTAGTAGTAAATGTTGTCTTAGGATTAAAATTTGTTAAATCCATATCCGTTTGATACACAGGAATATCCTGCAAGGGTTCGCCAAAGACACGAGTATCTGAAAAGGAATTGTACACGCTTGAAAAAAGCGGATAATAGGTGATTCCCATGCTGCTGATTCCAGATGCAGGGGTTGAAATAACAGGATTTTGTTCAGAAACTAGCGTAACAAGGGTAGATGCCCAGAAATAGGGAGTCTTAATTGTAGACGCGGTTAATACATTGTAGCCTTGCTGAAATGTATTTTCTAAATATGTTATATTGCTTTGTAGTATAAACGATGTTGAAAGTAGATTTTGAGAAGCAATTGTTGCAACACTCGAAATACCACTCTTAAGAGTCTGAATGGATCCAACACTCGTTGAATAATTATTTAATGCAATAGCAGATCCAGTTGAAACAGTGATTGCAGCAGTGGATAAAGATCTCTGAAATGTGTTGGTATTTACGAGACTGCCATAGGTTGTTGAAAGAGTACTCAAATCTGCATTTACGATTTTATTACTTAGAATTTCTGCCTGATTTCCAAGAATTGTACTGATCACAACTGAATTGATACTTGATACGCTGATATAGATCGCATTATTATTATAATCTGTTGTTAGGATAATTGGGTCAGACCCTACTAATTTAAGAGAAGTGGATGGACTATTAGCCTGCAAATAAATAAAAGGAGTTGTACTTATATTAGATTGTCCAGTTGAAACATTGCTGTAAACACCAATTTGATTAAATGTATAAACACCTGCTGCACTTGAGATTAAATTGGCGCCATCAAAAGTAATGGTTTGAGTCTGCGGATTAGCACGAATTGTGATGCCTCCAGCTCCAACATAGCTGATATTACTTGTTATGAGTTTTTGCTCTTCATTATAAGCAGATATAACATTTCCATCAGGTATTGAAATGGTTCCAAACGCTTTTGCATAAACATAAACTGTATTAGGTGCCGTAGGGTCAGGGGAAAGCCCTGCATTTGCTCCGTCATAGATAGAAAATGTCGTTGCGCTGGCATCTGCAATAAAAACAGCAGATGTTGTATTAATTCTGGTAAATGCACCTCCTCCCTGTAGAGTAGACAAGGTCATCCACGAAGTACCGCCTAGACCATCGGTTGTTAGAACACGATACGCAGGAAGTACTGAATTTGTATTACCAGTTCCAGAGGTAAATAATTGATTTACTGTTAATGAATCTACGTTCAGAGTCTTTTGAAAAGACGCCATACTACTTATATACTAGTTCTTTCTCATAGTCCATTCAACGCGAATTTTACTTTAATTGCTGAAATGCGATCCTGAAGTCTTGCCATACGCTTTAGCAATGCTTGAGTTGCACCAAATTTCATTTTAAAAAGTTGATCTGTATCAAGAGTTTGAAAACTTGATACTCCTAATTCATTTGTAAAGTAAATACTTGATGGTAAAAACTTAGAGACTTCTTGACTTATAAATCCTATTTCTCTTTCTTCTGATAGCCTATGTTCATCTCTATAGCGAGGCTCCCATTTGAATGAGACTAGACGAAGGCTTGATAGATTTGATAAAAGTTTTTCGTAGCTTACACTCGATACACTCTGTTTTATACGCTGATCGGATGGATTAATCCATGTCGTACTATTTGGTTGTCGTGCATTTCCATATCCTATATCCAAAGCATACTGCGGATTTAGTGTATTAATTCCTACATACCCACGAAGCAATGAATTCTGTGTATTTTTCAAAAAGGTTATGTCTCCTTCATTAAATGTAATCGTAGAAAATCGTGCAGCCATTGAATGGCCAAAATAGATCTTATTTGGATCATCACGTGCCCAGATATTTATATTAGGAAGCTGCATTGAAGGCTGCAGTTGCTCAAAGGGTTCATACAGCACTGCCATTGTATTTGAGTCAACGTTTGTTGTATTTGTCATACTATTGGAAGACCAGGTGTTGCCTCCATCAAATGACTGATAGAATGCTTGATTTGCTTGTGCTGAGACTGCTCCTAATTGTGTTGGTAAAGCAAAAAGGTTCCACGCGCTATAGGCCCATTTTATCTTAACACTGTATAATCCTGTACTAATGAAGTCGCTGTATGCATTCGCATAGACAGATAATTTAATTGTACTAATCTGACTCCACGTATATCCAAAATCTTGAGATTTGAGGAGTGCAACATAATTTGGAATAGATGAAATCTGAGCCGCTATAATATCCTTTCCATTGTAATCTAGAGATCGGTATCGTAAAATTCGTTCTGTTGTAGATGGCAGTGTTCGGGTCCACCTATAATTATCTTGACTTACGAAGGCTCCATCACCTACAACGACCCACGTCTTTCCTGTCCACACTGCATCATTTATTTCAGTCACATTTGAAGATTCAGGTCCAATAATTGTTGAGAATTGTGTGGGTTCTAATAATCCAGGAGTTAACGAGTTTGCCAAGAACATTGTATAAAAGGTAGAGTTCGTTATTGCTGCAGGTGGGTACCAAATTGTTTGATATGAATAAGCAACATTACTTGCCGCCGTCATCAGATACACTTGACCATTTGTTGTTATTGATGTCATTGGACCTAAACTCTTAAAATTCACTCCTGCATTTGTTACACTGCTAAATCTGTGAACTTTAATATTTGTTGAGGTTCCAATACCAGTATAGGTTAATAAGACGTTTGAGTTGATCACACTGCTTAGCTGAGAAAAGACTGATGTATTATTCAATGTAAAGTAGCTCATAGGTACATTTGAATTAATGAGACCGTTGCCTGTTGCTGACAAAAAGTTATAGGAAGTAAGCAACGATGAAATTGGAACTGATTTGATTTGTCCATAATTATTGTAGAAAAAATTGCTGGTTTCTTGCAACGCCAAGGATGCAAAAGAATCGCCTAGTCCAAGACCATATGCGTTTATTGCAACTTGAGCACCTGCAAGCCTGTAGATAAACGATGAATTTGTACTATAGGTTGCAACTCCAGAAGAGAACCCAAACGTGTAAATCCAAGGATTATTATTACCAACAAGAAAGAATGAGCTTGTATAGGAGTAAGGTTGAATTTTAACTGCACCTACAATATCTAGACTAAAGATGCTTGATAAAGACTGTTGAATAAATAATGAGTTAGTCTTTATAAAGGATACATTGTTAATTGAACTTGTTGTCATATTAAATAAATTAGTTGAAAAGATTGTGCTGTAATTTGCAGGAAATGATAATTGATAGAAAAAAGAAGTCGATCCTATAAACGGATTTAATAGTAAAAGAGTACTTTTATTAAGGGAACTTTGATAAAAAACCTGTGAATATAAGTATCCATCTGGATACGCATTCATTGAAGAAATATAATTAATATTACCTACAGTTATGGTTGATATTGTACTATACTGACCAATAACAACATTAACATATCCTACTGTAGATAAAAAACTTGATTGATTTGAACCAATTGTTGAAATTGTATTAATTAATCCTGTTTCTCCATAGTAAATCGAGTTGATTTCAGATAAATATGAAAAATTCACATAGGTATCAATTGTACTGCTTTGAACTCCAATCGTAGAAAATACAAATATGCCTGAGGATGCCAATGAAGACACACCAGATACTGGATTTGTTCTATTAAAACTAAAATTAAAATTACCACTAATGGTTGATATTTGTGTACTGTAAAGTCCTGATGTTGTTGCAACAGTAGATTGTAATGTTTGGTAAATACTTGAGACTCCAGCTGCAGTATTAAATGGATACGTTAATTCTACTAAACTCGACGCTTGAAAAGATATCTGTGTTGAAAAGGAACACACGTTCGCAGTATTAGACTGAAATCCTGCAAGTACGTTTGATGCAAGATATGTAGGAAAAAGAGTTGAAAATGAACTAAATGAGGATATTGTTGTACTTGTTAATAGTTGGAATCCTATTTGGGTAGATGAAACCGAATATATATTAAATACAGGAGGAATTGAAAAAACAAGAAGTGTATTAAGAGTACAAAATCCACTTATATTGTTAACATATGAAAAAGATGTAAAGGATGAAACAATTGAAGATTGAGTATAGGTTGACATTGTGCTTATAGATCCTCTAAGTAAGTTGACAGACTGAAGTGAAGAAATCGACTGAGCTTGATAAATAGGAATATCATTAGAAAGTGTCGTAGTAATAAATGTACTAATCGCAGGCCCAAGATTTGCTACACTGTATGAATTTAGTGTTGTGACAAAAGATGTAGAAAAACTAGAATTATTCTCAGCATAAGTTGTTGTACTAAGAGTGCATAGAAATGATTGAAATGATAAAGCATATGAACTTGATACAGATGAAAAGTTTTCAATTAAATTTGATGAGGCTAACACATAAGTCTTAGCTAACGAAAGATTTCCTATGACTGTTGAATTTACAGAAGAAATGCTTGTTGATGTATTGCTCAACGTTGCTAAAAATGAACTAAATACACTCGTGGATATGTTTCCTTGGAGAAGTGAAGAATAGAGTGAACTTATACCAGGACCAATAAATCTTGACTGGATGCCTTGTGTATTTGTGGATGGTGTATAGTAAAAATATCCAAGATTAACTATATTATTGCTATTCTGGTTATAGAGTGAGCTCAAAAAGACAGAAGGAGCTACATTTGTACTCATTGATGATAGAAGGCTTGGTAAATATAAAGTCGTACTGTATCGATTGGATGCAGTTGCTGAATCAAAATCAGCATCTATCTGAAATTGCGCAATTGTACTCGGACCAAAATTCTGAAACAGTGCTAATGTACAAAAAGTGCTAGCTGTTAATGTGCTCAACAAATAAACATTTTGTTGAAGAGATGTTGAAATTAGACTGTTCTCTAAAAGGATAAAATTAACTGAGCTCAACAAGCTAGGAATGTTCGAATATCCATATAAATAATTTGAAAAGGCTGTTGAAATATGCAATACATTCCACGTTCCATAGATTGTTGTTCCGATCGAACTATATTGCGGTATATAGACTTGGCCTGATTCAAACAGAGTTCCTCTTGAAAATAGGGACTGTGTTGTAATTTCATCAATTTCAAGGCTCGTTGCGGACAACGCCATCTAAGCATTAGGAAGGTTTTTTAGTCTGCATTCCAACGTAGAGACTTCAGCCTCCATCTGTTGTACTTTCTGTAGTAGGTACTGCGTTGCGCCAAATTCCAGCTTGAAAATCTGATCAGTATCTAATGAGTGGAAATCTGAATGCCCATATTCATTTGTATATGAAATAGCCTTCGGTAGAATCTCCTTAACTTCTTGAGCAATAAATCCATACACTGGATCTGCACTTACACCTGTCTTTGTTTGATATTCTTGTGTAAATGTAAAATTTTTAACTGACAAGCTTTCAACAATCTTCGCACACGAGTATAGATCAGCTGGCTGTATATCTGTCTTGACTCTGGCGTCGGAAGCCGTAAGCCACGTTGTTCCTGAAGGTTTTCTTGCATTACCTACAGCTATATCAAGGGCATACTGGGGATAGGTTGTATTAATTCCAATATAACCAAGATTTTGAGTAGAAACCAGATGCCGAATCGTAAAGTCACCATCATTAAAATAGATTGTTGATTGAATTACATTCATTCTCTTACGATTATTCATCATCGAAGGAATTTCACTTGAAAAAATATCAAAGTTTGATAATTGTATTGTAGGCGTTGTATTTGATGCAAATGCCTGACCATAAATCACATTTGTTGAAACAGAAATAGAAGACCAATTAATTGCATCATACGAAATTAAATGGCCAATCGTACTCAAGCTTGAATTCTGAATTCCTGACGCTTTCCATACGTTCCCATTCCAAACTACAGATGTTCCTGCAGTTGAAATAAATGTTCCTGGACCATTATTATTAGCATAGTTCCAGCTTGTTCCAGTAAAACTGTACATAATATTTGACGTATTTCCGTTCATTCCTACTGCAACAAACTTATCTCCATTCCATCGTACACTGAGTCCTGATGTACTAAATTGAGGCCCTGAAACATCATTCCAATCAGATCCTGTATATCCATATTTAATTGTTGTTGTTTCATTTGGACCTCCAACTGCAACCCAGATAACGCCATTCGTTGCAATTGAATTTGCAAAGGTTCGGAACAATGTAGTTGTAGTTGCTGTTCCTAATGACCAGCTTTGACCATCTGAACTATAAAATAGAGTATTAAATGCGTTTGTAGTATCAACTGATGTTGCGACCCAGCGATATCCATTCCAGGCTAAATCAGAAACGAAGCTTGGTAGAGATGCTGTAAATCCTGAATCAGATTGCGTCCAAGTTGTTCCATTTGAACTGTAAATGATTCGAGAATTAGGCGCATTGCCTCCAGCTGCTAACCAATAGGATCCGTTCCACGCAACAGCCTTTAGCTGCACCATATTATTAGGAATGGAACCTGCTGACCAAGATATATTAGGATTTGATGAATATAAAAGAGATGCTTGTGTAGGAAAGTTAGATCCTACAGCAACCCATAATGAACCATTGTATGCAACACCATTACCTTGTGTCATAAATGCACCTGTAGAACCACCAACATAGTTAGAAAACGCATTGGATGATGTAAAAATGGTTCCACCAACTAATGTATTGGATCCGACTGCCACGTGACTAATCAAAGGCAAAGGAGGCGCAGAAATACGTAGACTTCCTCCAATCGCCAAGGGAAATTCACTGGTAGTTGACAGATTTATACCAATCGACGATGCATTAAATTGCTGCGTAACTGTAAGATTTGATGAAGTAATCAAATTGGCATTGAATGAGCTAAATGTAGGAAATATGATTGAACTAACAACAAAGGTAGAGACTGCTTGATAATTCAAAGTAATTGCAGAAAGTGTTGAAAAAAATGAAGAGGTTGTTTGTGAATAACTTGAGAAAAGACTAAAGCCTTGTGTACTAATTGTTGTTGAAAGGTTTGAGCTATTTGTTTGAAGAGGTGTTAGAATACTTGAAATACTCTGGTTTAGTAGCAATAATGAGGATTGAAGAGTGGATACTTGAATATTTGGATTAAATGTAGAATATGTTATAAGATCAAATGCACGGAGTGAAGAAATGCTATTTAATATATTTAAGTTTGTCTGTGCAATAATCTGTGTTGAATAATTAAGTGTTGAAAAGCTACTAAATGCAACAAGTGTACTTGTTGTAAAAAAAGTTGAAATTGCAGAGACTCCAGGATCAGTACGAATGGATGATATATTATAAATTGCATTTGAAAAGGAAGAGAAGGATTCATAAACAGATGTACTAATTGAAGAAATATTAGGGCTTATTAATGATGACAATGATGAAACACCAGGTCCTGTAAAGACTGCTGGATATGCTGAAGAAATATAGGTTGATATATTTGAAAAGGTTGTATTTTGGATTCTTGTTAAACTTGATAAGGTAGATATTTGTGATTCACTGTTAAAAAGAACTGCAATTGTTGAGTAAGTAGTGGGTAAAAGTGTTGAAAACGAGCTTAACGTTGCCAAATTATTATAATTTGAACCGAAAACCGATGATAATGTTGATAAAGAATCTTCTACTGCTACTTGCTGCAAGAATAAATCTGCAACGCCAATTGTACATACCATATCAGAAATCATTTTCATTTGTTTTCCTAGAACTGTAGAAAAAGTTGATAAAGTACCTGCAGAGGATGAGATTGTCAGAATTTGAAATGTAAGGCTTGAAAGATTATAGACAGTAAAAGTACTTAAGCTAGACAATCCGCTAATTCCTGTATAGCTAGGAGCATCTTGAATAAATGTAGAAAATGAGCAACCAACTGTAGTGGATATACTACAGATTCCAGGTGTTCCATAATAAAGATTAAAAGTGGTTGAGAAACTTGAAAGGCTGCTTGTTAAAAGCGTAGAGAGTGAAGAAATACCGGTACCCGTATCAAATGCCTGTAGACTGTAAGATAATTGAGAAAATGTACTGCCAACTGTCGTAGAAAGAGATGAGGCTCCTGGACCAAAAGCTACTGTAATAATTGTATTAATTGTACTAGTAAAACCAACAATTGATGATACAGTTGTAGATCCTGTTGTAAATAATCCTAGGCCAGTATTTGTACTATATAATTCTACACTTCCACTCAAACTACTGTAATATGAATAAACATAGGTGGAAAGTGAAGATACAGTAGGTCCTTGATTAAATGTAGTATCAAGATAAATTCCTAATGTTGAAAAACTGGATGCAACAATGGTAGATAAAGATGAAAGAGATACACCAAGATTTGTAATCTGTGAAAATACTTCTAATGTTGATAAATTTTGCTTTTGCACTGCAGTATATGAACTGTAAAATGTTGAATACGATGAATTAAATGTAGTTCCATAGATTGAACTTTGGTACTGATCCACAGTGGATATAACTCCAATGATCTGATATCCAACAGTCGTAGAAATACTGCTTACTTGCGCATTTGTGACGACTTGAACCGTCGAAAGATTTTGAATGCCTGCAATCACATCAGGAATTGAAGATGGTGTGAGCAGAATATTAGCAATACTAAAAACCTGTTCTGGTGTAGCATATTGGAATTCATTTCGAATATTACTATTTCCAGGGATAATTGGAATTGTATAGCTCGAAATATTAATATTGCTACTAAATCCTTGATTTCCACAGCTGGATTTTCCTACAGCAACTACATTTGCATTTTTAATAAACAATGTGTCAAAAGTTAAATTATCTACATCTAGCGTTATCCTGGACGACGCCATCTCTACCTAGATCGTCTAAAAGGGTGTGAGTTTCTGCGCACACCTCTGGCTGTGCACCAATTTAGATGCGCATAGACAGCATCTTATAATCTATTCTTGTCGGTAGATGGTCGGCCAAGGTGGACTTTTACAGCTTGTCGCCCTAGGAAAACAAGATGTATTTCTTACCGGAAATCCACAAATGACTTGGTTCAAAATGGTCTACAGACGCTACACCAATTTTGCAATTGAAGCACAACCAATGTATTTTGACGGAACTCCTGATTTTGGAAAACGTATAACATGTCTTGTTCCACGTCGGGGAGATCTCTTATCACAACTTATCCTTGAAGTGGAGTTACCGGCACTCTATTTAACGAGTGGAGTCCCCGTTTCCTATGTGAATTCTGTCGGCCACGTTCTCATTCAAGAAATTACCATTGAAATCGGTGAGCAAGAAATTGATCGTCAAAATGGTGAATGGATGGAAATCTGGTCAAACTATACAACCCAATTTGATAAGCAGAGTGGATTTTACAATATGATTGGAAAGGTTGACGGATATTCACCCCCTACTCTCAATGGCCCACTCAAGCTGTATATTCCTCTACGATTCTGGTTCTGCAAGAATCCTGGACTTGCCTTGCCTCTTATTGCTCTTCAGTATCACCCTATTCGCATTAATCTGACACTAGCACCTCTAAACAATCTATTCTATTCATCTGCACTTACAAGCCCATTGTGCACAAATCTAGAAGTTAAACCCGCTAGTATCACTTCATTAATGTTGTACGGCGACTATATTTATCTAGATGTTGAAGAGCGTCGTAGATTTGTAAGTACAACACACGAATACTTGATTGAACAAGTTCAATATACTTCTAGCATTCCAATTGCTCCCGGTGCAACCTCTGGGTCATTACGTCTCGAATTTAATCATCCTATCAAAGAACTCCTTTGGTATATTCAACGTGATGATATGTATCGCTATCACGAATGGTATAATTACAGTTCACTCGGTATTTATGAAGCTGGTACCCGTACAGACTTGCTCCTCGATGCAGTTCTTCAGTTGGACGGATTCGATCGCTTCCAAAAAAGAGATGCCGGCTACTTCCGACTTGTTCAACCTTGGCAATACCATAGCGTTATTCCGGAAAAGTACTTTTTATATTCTTACAGTTTTGCTCTTCGGCCTGAAGATGTGCAGCCAACAGGTTCAATGAACGCAAGCCGAATGGACTCAATAGTTCTTCAAGTCAATATTAATACTGCTCTTGTTAATGCCGTAGGCAATCTACATTCAAGAGTGTATGCAACAAATATAAACGTGCTACGCATCGCAGATGGATACGGCGGTGTACTCTTTACGATTTAGATCTATCAGATAGAGATGCTCGAAGGCATAACAAAAAAAATGGTCATACCAAAGAACTTGCCTAATCAATTTGATATTGGAATTACGCAAGGGTCTTACTGGGGAGGCGCTCAAGTTCCTTACTGGCTCCTAAAAATAATGACACTCTGTTTTGGCTTGGTTGGGTTTGACCACCTTTTACTCCGAAGCCCACTTACCGGTCTTCTTAAATTTCTTTCCATTATTCCTCTTTTTGGATTTTGGTATTTCTTTGATCTAGCACAAGTGTTTGGTGAGCAAGAATTTGTAGAAAAGAATGGATTTGCCATTCCCTTTTTGGGTCCGCAAGGTATTGGTGCAGGTATCTTTATCAATAAGGATGGAAGTAATCTAGCTCCTCCTGATGTTGCCAAGCCCTGGACTTTTATGATGTATGCTTTGGCGACGATTCTCTTTACAGTTTTACCACTAAATAAGATCCTTATTGGTGATTACTTTGGTGCTCTCTGGCAAATCATAATGTACAGCTTTTTCTTCACACCCTTATTCCTACTTGCTCTCTTCTGGGGCTTTTATGACGAGTATCGTGTGTTTTTTGATACACGTGGTCTAATCGAAAAGGGTGCTGCCCGAGTAATCCCGGCTTCTTGGATTCTTGATCCCTATTTCAAACGTAATGCTCTTGGACCTCTGCCATCTCCGCCCGATCCTACCGGTGGAATCATAACACAAATTCAAAAGTACATCCTTGATACGATCAATGTATTTTCCACGAGTGCTCAGCGTCTAACCGCCAAGAGCGCGTACCTTGCTCGTGAATCTGCAGATGCTACACTCAGCGTAGGTATCGCTCAAGAACGTCTAAAAAAGGCCGTTGCTGAAGCTCCAGCACTTGTGACTGAACAAGCAACTGTCGCAGCTGCCAGTGTAGCGCCGCAGATTGCTCTTGCAACAACTGAAGCATCCATTAAAATGGCCCAGCAGGCACCCGAAATTGCAAAGGATTACGCTGATTTCGGACTCAAACTCGCAAAAAATACGGATGTCGTCATCAATAAGGAAATTCCAAAGGTAATTGATTTCGGACTCAAAGTCGCAAAAGATGCAGATACCGTTGTCACAAAGGAAATTCCAAAGGCAATTAGCAATGTCACAAACGCCACCGAAAAAGCTGTAGATAAAGTTGGATCTGTTCTTGAAAAGACTGCAAATAGTATCGGCAATGTTGCCGAAGCTGCATCTAAGACAGCAAACGCAGCATCAAAATCTGCAGAGGCTCTCGCAAAAACAGCAACAAGCGCAGCAGAAAATGCAGTAAAATCTGCGTCTAAATCTGCGGAAGCTCTTGCAAAGACAGCAGCAAATGCAGCAGAGAATGCTTCTAAGGCAGCCGCTAAATCTGTAGAAGCCGTTGCGGAGAAAGCAACCGAAGCATCTCAAAAGGGTGGAAGTCTGATGAATGCACTGGAAAGTATCAGCAAAGCGACAGGAGACTTTGCTCGCAAAAAGGGAGGTGAACTGGAAGATTTGCTTGATCAAGGCCGTCAGCGCGCAATCAATACACGCAATTCAGCAGATCGTTTTCACGATAAACTCATAGATTTAGAAGACAATGTTGAAAATCTGTTGCAAGGAACTGCAGATCGCACTGCAGCCATTGTAACAAGTGGAATGGGACCCGCAGTCAACGGTATCATAGATACGGCTAGCGTTGTAAAGAAGTATACGGGTGGTGGATCTACAGATGCACCTTCAGGCTCTGCAACTGTACTCCTCTTTTGCGTAGCGATGCTTGCATTCGGTGGCTACGTACTCTACAGTCTCAGAAAAACGACAATGTCTTCAGAAGATTCAAAAGATGATACCCCTCCAGACTCAAGACCAGTTCGAAAGTCTCGTGATTCCAAGGACAGTCAATACTCAGATACAAGCGGCAACTAAATACGACCCGTTTGTGATTGTCTATTTTACGGCAGGCTGGTGTGGAGCCTGCCAACGGTTAAATCAAGAAAAGCTTCAGCAGCGCAAGGATATCACGTGGTACAAGTGCGACGTTGATCAAAATAGATATACACTCGGATACTGTGGCCTCAAGCAAATTCCGTCCTTTGCCTTCATCAAGAATGGCAAGTTTGTCGGTGCGATGACGACATCTATAACAGAAAATGTTCTTGAAACGATTGAAGACACCTTTTAGAGAAGACACTATGCGAAATTATGATATATGCATACTAGGCGCCGGGTTTGCCGGTCTCTATTGTGCAATTGAGTGTGCTAAGAAATGGCCCAACGCCTCGATTGTTATCCTTGAAAAGTACAATTACGTGGGTGGTCGGGCTATTACGTTTCATAAGAATATCCCCGGCCACGGATCCTTTCAATGGGAAAACGGCGCCGGCCGAATTCACTCCAGCCACAAGTGGGTGGTTGATCTGGTTGACAAATACGGTCTCACCAAAATTCAAATCGAAGGCGGACTCGAAATGAGAGTTCCCGGAAAATCAGATCCAATCAAGGTTGACTTTGAAAAGTACATTAAAACTCTCAATGTTGCCGCCCTCTCCAAAGAAGTTCTTCTGAAAAACACTCTCGACTCAATTCTCACTTCCGTTGCTGGCCCCGACGAAGCCAGGAATCTGATGAATACCTACGAGTATCGATCTGAGGTGGATACTCTACGGGCGGACCGGGCGTTAGAGGCGTTAGAGGGTGAACTTGGCCACGGCAAAGGATTCTTCGTCCTGAAAGAAGGATTTTCCTATCTCGTGGAAAAGTTGCAAAACGAAGCTGAAAAACTTGGCGTGACCATTCTCAAAAAACATTCGGCCACGAATTTGGAAAAGTTAGAATCGGATGGCGGGTCCTACAAAGTTTTCGTGAAAGATCATATTCCGATCAAAGCCGGGAAAGTTGTGGTAGCCATTCCCCGGGACGCAGTTGCTGAACTTCCTTGTTTCAAGAACTTACCAATCCTGCAAAAAGTCAAGATGAGACCTCTTGTACGAATGTATGCGATCTTTCCAAAGTCGGAAGCCGGGGGCGCCTGGTTTCAAGATCTGAAGAAGTTTGTCTGCGACTTGCCAATTCGCTATGTTCTTCCGATCAATCCCAATACAGGAGTCATAATGATTTCATACACAGACGGCCCGGAGGCTGAATACTGGATTCGAATGCAAAAAGAAAAGGGAGATGACTGGGTTCAAGCCGAAGTGATGAAACAGATTCGAATGGTACTTTCTCATCTCGAAATTCCGGATCCCTTCTTTTTCAAGATTCATCCCTGGTTTGACGGTTGTTCGTATTGGGTTCCTGGTTCGTATGATTTCTTACAAGAATCATTGAAATCAATAAAGCCCTTGCCTCAGAAAATGCCGGGGGTCTATATGTGTAATGAGTCGTGGGCCTATGCCCAGTGCTGGGTGAAGTGCGCCATTGACCAAGCTGATCTATGCTTCAAGAAAATGGTTGAAGACTCTGAAGCTCAGTAATTGTTTAGTGTCGGAATATTGAGTGCATCGGTTGCTGCTTGGTCAACACGGTGATTCCAGCACCACGGAAACTGTGACTGTCTTGCACCTTGCGTGTGAGCTTCAATCCACTTTATCTCAATCTGTACCTTGTGCTGCGAATACAGGGGTACGAGCTCACGAATCAGATCAAGATGCTGAATCTCCCCGCCCTTCTTTTTCCAATCATTCCGCCACCACGTTGGACCCCATTTTGAGGTGCAATGAATGGCATATTCACTATCCGACCAGATTGTTATAGGTGTCGAATCAGTCTTCAGTGTTTGTACTGCATACTGAAGTCCTCTGAGGAGCGCATTTAGCTCAGCGCGTTGATTTGTCTGGGGTTCAAATGGCTTAAGTTTTTCGGAGTTATAGCCAATTTCTGTTATCTGATCATTGTCTACGACGACAAAGGCCCAGGACGCCTTTGCAAACTTCTTGCCATTGTTCGTGCACGCGCCATCTGTAAAAATATGGAGTGTCTGTTTTACTTCCTTAGGGGTTGAATTTGTGTGGTTAGGACTTGATTTGACGAGTGATGCAATCGAAAAAGGAATATCAGGTAAAGCAGTAGCAACAGGATGGAGTTCGACAGCCACGTTATTCTTCATATCTTCCACCTTCTCTTCGTCGTCCCCTTGTTTATATATGTAGGCATCCAAAGGACCAGTCTTCCTGAATGGGTTTTTTACAGCCTTCTTGGACTGGGAATTGTTGTCTTGATGTATCAGCTTTACAAGTCTTATATAAAATATAGCACGGGCGCTTTAAGTTTATGGGTCAATCTGATACACGTTCTCATCATTGCTCCCTTGATAATTTACATAGGAATAAAGGGAAAAAATACCCCTCGTTCCGCCTTTGAGATGCTTCTTCTTACTGCATTTGCAGCCTTTGGCTACCACTTGTATTATTTGGTGCTTGCAGCCAATACCGTTTCAGGTGGTAAATCGACCTAGATGACTTCCAGCTTCTTTCGAAGCAGAAGATCCGTCGTCTGCTTCAAATGATCCATTACGTGATAGAGAATTGACGGAAATGACTTACACTCCTTCTTACATGTTAAACATGTTAGCAGAGTTGAATCCTTCTTCTTCTCGATAAGTGCATCCACCTGCGGTCGCACGTGATTCCGAGCAATATGTAGACGGCAGTATTCCTTTTTTGCAAAAGATTCAGTACAGCCTTCAAATGGACACTTAACACTTGCGTCTGTTGCAGGCTTGCTTGCGTGGCGCAGCTTGACGTGATCCTCGAGTGCATACTTCTGATAGAAACGCTTTTCACAATGAGGGCAGGCGTGGGGCATTGTTCCTTCGTGCTTCTTCAAATGATAATGCATTGTATTTTGCTTTTCACGAGTCTCTTTACAAATATGACAGACGTAGTGGCCATTTTCGTTCTTTTGATATTGAAAAGTCATTGATAGCTTTTTCAATGAAAAAACTTTCAATTTTTGCGCTTTACATGCAAAAGTGGGTCTAAAGTAATTTATCTAAATTTATACTACAGATGTCATTCTTGGCAATGGTTGATGATGAAATTCTTAATGAACATATTGATCTTTCGCGTGAAGCGACTTGCTGCAATCGCGCTTGGTCAATCGTTTGGGAATTTGGCGAGTTTCTTATGTCAAAGTACGCTGGATACGAGCCTCCATCCGATGAGGAAAATGAAAATCACGCAGTCAATGGTAAGCCTAAGGAGGATGAAGAAGATGAACTCTATATTGATGATAATGAGTTGTATGCTAGATATGTTGCCAGCTTGGAAAAGGAGAGATCCACCAAGCGGGTCTACAATCTCAGAAAGCGTACTGTAAAAAATTGAATAAGTTGTAACCCTATACTTATTAACGCAGCTATGTTTCTATCGACTCACAACTACATTGACTTTCATATTGAAACAAATGAAGGTGAATGTATTCATACATTTTCAGGAGCGGAGAAAGCAGGAAAAGCACTTCCAGGAGATTCTGTTAAAGCTATACCTAACGCAGGATGTGAATTGGTCTATCACGTATTACATCCACCTCTCGTAGGTCTTCTTGAATTAAATACAACTGTACGCTATGGCTTTACAAATCGTAATGTACCTCTTTACTTATTCAAACCCTATAATGAATCCTATCCACCTATGCTAGTTGCCTCTAAAGATACAAGTCGTACGAATCAACTGGCAGTAGCAGCCTTTGAACATTGGACAGATTCTACCTTTCCGCGAGGCGGAATTACAAAAATACTCGGCCCTGCAGGTGTGCGAGAGATTGAATTAGAAGCCATCGCTCTTCAATATTCTCCGTGGTCTTGGACCTCTAAACTCTGCCCTACAGAGCTTATTCATCCAGATCGCGAGTCACGATTTATTCTTGATAAACCGACGATTAATATTGATCCAGAAGGATGTCTTGATATTGATGATGTACTTTCCCTCTGGAAAGAAACTAAAACTACCTGGACTCTTGCAATCTCTATCTCAGATGTCTCTGCCTATGTTGAACTCAATCCATCCCTCCGATTTGCTGAAAAAATCGGACAAACACTCTATACGCGTGAAGGTGTAATTGTTCGATCTATGTTTCCTACACGGTTTGCAACCGATACATTCTCACTTTTACCTGGAAAAGAACGATTTGTTCTAACGCTCTTTGCTAGCTGGAATGGATCGTCTCTTTCCAACTTTTACTGGAAAGAATGTTGTCTAACAAATACAGCCTCCTATTCATATTCAAACTGTAGTTCAATCAAAGAACTTGATACAACTGTTTTGAAGCAGATTGTCTCATCTCTTGGAGGTGATCCAACTGATTCTCATTCGTGGATTGAATCTCTGATGCTTCTCTACAATTCAGAAGCAGCTGCTGTCTTGAAGAAAGCGAATGCAGGACTTCTGCGTAGTCATAGTGAACCTGAACAAAAACGTCTGATTAACTATGCAGCTCTAGGTCTTCCAATTCAAGAACTTGCTTATCCTGCAGCTACCTATACAGATTGCCAAAATGAAACTGGACACTGGGGTCTTAAGAAAGGACTCTATTGCCACGCAAGTTCTCCTATTCGTCGCTATGCAGATATCATCAATCAAGAAGTTCTAAAAAATCGTCTTGAATTACAGTCTACACAGTATACTATACTTGCAACTACACTAAATAGTCTTGAGAAGGCTGCAAAGTCCTATGATCGCGACTGTCGATTTGTTGACTGTCTTCTTAGTTCAAAAGGACTCTCACTTTCAGGAATCATTGTTGAACTTCATCCAGAAAAAAAGAAAGTAAGTATCTATATAAATGACTGGCGTCGGATTATTCGCTGTCCATCGACTGATGAATGGAAAGAAGGTGATTCTGTTCAAATCCAATTTCACGCATCAATGACTGGTCGCTGCTGGAAGCACAAAGTGATTTATAGAATAGCATTAGATCGTCAAATATAAACTCTCAGGAATTGCTGCACCCTTTACAAGAACTTTCTGTACATTTTCTAATTTTGCCAGCATTTCAACATTTTGTGTATAGGTTGCTAGAGACGTAAATTCTTCCAATAAATTAGACACTTTCAAAATGGTTCTCATAAAATTCCCTTCATAGACATCATACTCCTGACAAATAGTTGAAATCGCATCTCCTTGAATCCATCGCCAGACCGGTTCAATCCAATAACTATTCAAGTGCCAGAAGGTAATTGGACTCTGAACACCGTAATTTTTTTCAGCTTCAAAGAATGTATCTAGCAATAAATCCAAAGAATACAATTGATCTATTACATTTTTAGGAATTTTTAAGGACGATATAGGCACACTGATTTCAGTACGCTCATTTAAGAATGCGCAGAGAAAGCAGATAATTTCTTCACCGGATAGAACGTCACATAGTCCCTTTGTATAGGCATAGCTCATTAAGAGAGGGTTGCCTTCATTTAATTCAGTTGCAAGAGTTCCAAGAAGAGTTAACTTTGTATTAAGAGGATCTGTAAAAGGTTCTAGAAATCCAGTCTTCTCTAGAACTAGTAGAAGAGGATAGAGAGTCTCACGATACTGTTTCATTTGATAGATCTGTTGCTCAAGACTCTCAAGATCTACCACCAACTTTTTACGCTCCGTATATTTTGCCCACTGTATAGAATAGATAGGACTCATATGCTTATTTTTCCACTGTTCTAATGACTGCTGTGCCTTCTTTTTTGCAGCATTTATATTCATCTTAAAATCATACTCTAGACGATCACGCACTGCCATATCTTGAATCATTTCCTCTGTAAGACCCTGTGCTGCAAGTTTTTCTGTAAGTTCATTTATTTCACGGTTGACTCCTTCAATTGATCGTAAATGCTGCTGATACCAGTAACTCTGTGATATTAAACCCATCCAGGTTGTATTTCCAGACTGTAGAGTTTTCAAGATAAAGTCGTAGTGAAATTCCATTCGTGATATAAATGTACTCTTACTTCCTGTCATCATCCTCTGAACTTCCTGTAAACTAATTGGATCACGTTCAGGTAAATAGAGAACAAGACCTTCTGTATCTTTACCTCGTCTTCCTGCTCTTCCTGCCATTTGGATATACTCATCCGTAAATAATGTACGTACACCATTTGTAGCATCATCATACTTTTCATAGCCTGTAAAGACAACTGTTTTAGTAGGCATATTAATCCCTACCGCAAACGTTTCTGTTGCAAAGAGAACCTTCACAAATCCCTTTGAAAAGAGGATTTCAATGATTTCCTTCAAGAGTGGAAGAAGACCACTGTGATGAAATGCAATGCCTCGCTGTAAAAGTTCACTAATTGTAAAGAACTGTTTTGTCGAATTATAGACTGCAGGATACTTATGAAGATGAAAGTCAATAATATGCTTTACCGAAGCAGTTTCTGAAGAAGTGAGCAGAGATCCTTGAACTCGGTTAGCAAAGTTTTCACATCCCTTTCGTGAGAAGTTGAAGAATAATGCAGGAAGAAGTTGCTTCTCATCCAACATATGAATGCAGTCGTTCAGTTGCTGAATATAGGATACTGGTCTCTTTGTTCCTTCTACAACTGGAGTTTCATAGTTTCCTTGACGTCTTACTGCCACCTGCTTTTGATGCGCCTTATAATTGTCAACTTCCTCTTTACGAGATCGTAGCCACTCAGTATAGACCTGTGCATTAAACTTTTCCTTGTGATCCATCAAAGTATGCATTGTATTTCCACGGATTACCGCGTGAGTCAAAGGAACAATACGATACTGTGTTGAAATCAAGTGAATCGGCTTTTCCTTCAAGTTACCTAACCATCCTGCAAATAGTTCAGGACCATCAATCGTTGCGCTTAGCAAGACAAGATTTACAGTTGGAGGTAGAAGAATTAGAGTTTCTTCCCATACACGACCACGCTCCCGATTATTAATGTAATGAACCTCGTCAAATACAACTGCATCCAAGTTATCCAGACTTAGTGATGCAGATAAACCCAGAGATCGTGTAGATGACGTATACTTGAATAGAAGATTTCGTAGGATTTCTGTAGTCATAATGACGATTGGAGCATCTGGCTGAAACTTAATATCTCCTGTCATAATTCCAACCTTTCCTGGCCACATCGCCTTCAAATCGTGAAACTTCTGATTGGAAAGTGATTTAATCGGAGTCGTATAAAATACACGCTTTCCCTTTGCTAAGCTATGTGCGATCTGATACTCTCCAACAAGCGTTTTTCCAGATCCAGTCTTTGCAGTCACAAGAACATTTTCGTGCCGATGAATGGCTGAAATTGCGTGTTTCTGAAAAGGATCCAGAGGAAATGAATAATGAATACTTGGGTCTTCTGGAAACGTTGTACACGGAGATCCAGCATTTACAATTTTGAGATATGTCATTCTATGTGTACATTTATAAACTATCCAGTGTAACTCAATTTTTTAGGGTTAAGGCCTGAATACAGTATACATACAATGGCACCCAAGATCACTATACTTACACTCGCAATTGGCGCAGATTACCGTAAATCTTTAGCGAAAGCACTGAATTCAAAACAGCTCTATGCAGATAAGCACGGCTACAAATACATTCAGGCCGGCGAGGAGTGGTGGGATCGGAATCGCCCTGTTGCCTGGTCAAAAGTTCCTTGTCTTCTTGATTTACTATCAACCTTAGAAGAGGGTGCACTTATTTGGCAGAGTGATGCAGATGTTCTAATAACAAACCCTGATCTACGTATCGAAGATCACGTACTTCCGTTGCTACCGCCCGATAAAGATATGCTTCTTATCTACGACGCGTGCCATCACGTCAATAGTGGTAATATTCTAATGAGGAACTCTCCGTGGACGCGCGATTTCTGGCGACGTGTCAATGAGCGCACCGACTGCACCTTTCATATCTGGTGGGAGAACAAGGCAATCTGTGATCTGCTAGAAGAAAATAAGGATGACGCAATGCACATACATGTATCCAATCAGCACAAGCGATTTAATGCATATATTATGGGATTTCCTGAGGAGCCGCTGTGGACACCTGGCGATTTTCTTGTGCATTTTGCGGGTGTCTATGGTCTAGACAAGATGGTTGCGCTTATTGAAGATATTGAGGCAGGAAAGACACCTCGTCTTAATATGTACAACCCTTAAAACGGGTCTAAAAAATATAAAATGACTTTATAGAATGAAAATTGTACTTCATTACAGAAATATAATTTATGTATCATTACATCACATTTTAGCACTGTATGCTCTTTACTATTTACCTTACGTATTTTCATACAGATTACTTTTAGAAGTATTTCTAGCAACACAATTAACTGGTATGCTTGGGATAACGGCGGGATCCCATCGTCTTTGGTCTCATAAGTCATACGAGGCTGCTTGGCCAGTACGTCTAGTTTTCATGTTAGCAAATTTAGCTGCGCATCAAGGTTCAATTTATCAATGGACAAGAGATCATAGAATGCACCATAAGCATACTGATACAGAATTAGATCCTCATTCTATACAATATGGGTTTTGGTATGCTCATGTTGGTTGGATCTTTTTCAGAAAAACTGATAAATTTCGTGAAGCTTCAAAACTTATTATTATGAGTGATATTGAAAATGATGCAATCGCTATGTTTCAACATAAAAATTATTTTATTCTGTCTCATCTTTTCTGTTTTCTACTTCCAACACTTTATGGAAAGTATATGTGGAATTCTTACTGGATAGGATATTTCTATTTTGGAGTTCTACGATGGATTTTCCTTCTCCATTCAACTTGGTGTGTGAATAGTGTAGCGCATATGTGGGGTACAACACCTTATAATCCTAGAATCTCTTCAAAACAGAATATGATAACTAGTTTAGTTGCTGTAGGTGAAGGATGGCATAATTATCATCATACATATCCTTATGATTACAGAGCAAGTGAATTTAATTGGAATAATGAATGGAATCCAACTACAGTATTATTGGATAGTTTATCGTCAGTGGGTCTAGTCTGGAATAAAAAAGTAGGAAATCCTGAAAAATAAATACAATCTTAGAAAATCTTTATTAGTCTATACATAGATTAGACCATACTGATATTCTTGATCATTAGGGTACCGTGTACCACAGAGTGAGTCAATCCAGTATTCTCCAAAGTTCCAGTCGTGGTACTTGTGATGTAATAAGTGATGATTGCCAATTAAGAAAGCCCAGCGAGGATCGTGCCTCATCATTCCTCGTGTATTGAGCAGCACAAGAACAATAGCCCACTGCATAGCATTATAGTTGTAGATGACAACTGGAAAAAACATTCCAATGCCTTGAAAGGTCGACTCGACTACCGATGCATCATAGGTGTCAATGAAATTCGGAATTTGTTTTCTGTGGTGTTGTTTGTGAAATGGATACCCAATCTTATGATGTAGTATTACATGCGATATATAGAACCATATATCATATGAAATAATCGAGAGGAGAATGGGTATCATTTCTAACAGATAACCGGGAATAAGTGCTGTATCTTTAGCGACTAGTAAAGCTTCAGATTTTCAATGCGCCGAGCAAGCTCCTGTCGTCCGTGGTCTTGGATAATTTCAATTTCTCTGACTCTCTTGAAGCCTCGCTGTCTCATTTGCTGCTTATAGGCAGGATCACCTTGTAGCCTGTTAATTGCATCGACCCAAGCATTATCATCATCGCGATCGCACGCTATGCCTGCACCTCCTACACACTCAACAAGACCTTCTGCGTGGCTATGGATCACAACGACACCTGACGCCATTGCTTCCACCGCAGTACGACCCCAGGTTTCTTTCTGGGAAGGCATAATCAAAATTCCAATGCGTTTAAAAACTACTGTTATATCCTTCTGATTTTCAATGAGTAATACATTTGAAGGAACTTCTTTTTTATCATCTTGCTTTGAATAGCCACCCTTGACGCCCAAAAACTGTACATTTGGCATTCGTTTAGCAAGATCATAAAATAACTCACTGCCCTTATTCGGATTTATATTAATTAAACAGACCAGTGTGTTGCTTTGTGTATACTCTTGAAGAGGCTTAAATTTATCAGTATCAACATACGGAATCATTTTAAAGTGCTTATACATCGTAGGGTTTTCAGTAGCTGTATAGTCGCTATTATAGACTACTGTGACAGGAAATTCCATCTTTTGTTGAATGAGCCAATCTTGGTCTTTTACTGTATGAATAAAAACATAACACGGCTTTTTATACTTTTTGACAATCGAAAGCATACTTGTTTCTTTTGTTCCTTGAAAAAATACAAGATCACAGTCCTTTACAATATTGTTTGTATGTTCTGTATCAAATTTATAAATGGGAAATCCATCAAACTCTGTATAAAACCATTGATTTACAACAACTGAAACCGAGTGACCGCGAGCTCGTAAATATCGAATCGTTTCATATGCGCTAATCTCAGATCCAGCATAGGTTTTTGGTAAAAAGGAGTCGCTATGCATAACAATCTTTTTAGGATAATAAGTCTTTGCATACTCCTGTTTTAAAAACACACGATTTGGTTGCTCAACATAGATGTTAAGAGAATCCTTGAAATAGGGTGTTAAAAGTATGCAAACTAATGCTAACATAGCGATGCCAACGAGCTCGTTAGACATTCTCTAATTTGGGACCTTTAATCTTTTTTTATGATGATACAGTATAATGGCGACTACACGCAAGGTTGGCTCAAAGGCGCAAGTATGGCACGGGAATGCGGCTCACACCTCCGGAGGTCTGACGCGCAAGGATCTTATGAAGACTAAGAAGGGCCGTATCGTAAGCAAGAAGAAGCATACGATCGGTCTGCGTAGAATCAAGACCCTACACAAGGCTGGCTACAAGCCGAAGAAGGGAACCTTCAAGCTTTTTAAGAAGTAAATAGGTAGTAAGTAGTATTATACGGATTCCGCAAGTCGCTCTGTAACTGTTCGTAAGATCCTTCGCAAATCCGATACATGGAGTCGTAGGGCTCCATTAATTTCAGGATAAAACCACATTGGAGAAAAACCCATACGCGAATCGACCTGTGATAGGCAGAGTGACGCCCCTGACCCTCGGAGCTCTTTGTAAAGAGTCCGAAGATCAAGAGTCTGAAGGCCTGCTTTGAGAAGTGGATGAAGAGTCTGGTTAAATTTGACAAATTCGTCTTCCGTATACTCCTGAAGTGGCGGATAGAAGAGCGTTGTGGGGAGTGAAGCTGTGTGCTCCGCCGCTGCTGTTCGTAGAGCAACACACGTGGCAGCAGGGGTAGACTGTGAAATGCACTTTTGCCAGAAAGCATCCGGAACCTTACACTGCGGCGTTGTGACGACTAAAATCGGCTTTTTCAGATGCTGTAGAATCGATAACAGTAGACTCCAATCCGTGTTAGACTCAGGAATAAACGTCAGATCCCACGGATATGAAATGAGCCAAGCTTTTGCATCTTGCTTGCTTAGTACAAGAACCTTTGTCTGGAAAGAAGGATGACCCGATAGAATCTGATCTTGAAACCCGTGAGGGAGACAGCACAGATCTGAAGATGGAACCAGCCACTGAATGTATTTTCCTCGGAGATTCGCATCAAAGGCCTCTAGTGAAATCGTTGCCATTGTCTATTTGATCACGAGGCAAGAGTCTGCCGTAAAAAACGTGGTACAGATAAGATGAACGACTTTGTGACAATTGTTGCCTTAGCTTTGATGATGCTTGTTCTTGATGCTCCTTGGTTATACCTCAATAGTGGATGGGTTCAGACTTTTGTCAGTGATATTCAGGGTGGCCGATCAATGCAGCTACGGCCTTGGGCCGGCATCCCTGTGTATTTAGCACTTGGCTATTTGGTGACACAAGCCAAGTCTGCACCTCGCGCGTTTTTATTGGGTCTGTGCACATATGCAGTCTATGATTTTACTCAGCTCTTTACTTTTGATAAATACCCTTTCGAATTTGCAATTGCCGATACTTTATGGGGTGGCACTTTGATGGCAATTACGTGGTCTTTGGCAGCTCGTTTCGAGCTCCTTTAGAAATGAACTCTAAGTCAAGATAGTGCTTACGACAGACGGCTCTGTATAAATCTACCTGCCCAACCACAACAAGATCGTCTACTTGAATTGAACCATAACTGAAGAGTGCGGGTGTTCCATCTCTACAGAGTTTGCAGAAGGCTGTCAACTTCTGAATACGATCTGCAAGAGGAATGAGTTTCAGAATATCTCCAAATGGCTTTCGAAAGCGATCTCCATCGAGTCCAGCAACAACCACCTGCTTTCCATCTTTCTCGACGGCGATCATAACAAACTCATAAAGATCTGGAAAGAACTGGCCTTCTTCAATAAGAATTAGCTGGGCAGAATTATATTCTTCAGTTGGTAGACGATCCATCAATGTCTCAACACACGTTGCAGCAATATGAATCTGATCGTGTGAACTAATACAATCAATCGTGTATCGTGTATCTATCTTAGGTTTGTATGCTACGCATATAAATCCAAGACTCTTCCAGCGTCTGTGAATAGACTGTAAAACGCTCGTTTTTCCTGCAAACATTGGACCAATGATTAATTCAAGACTCATTTGTACCTTTTGCTTTGTTGTAAAAAAGGGGCCAATTTTTTGAGTAGGTTTATTTTCAAATAAAAGGATTATGGGCCCATTGGAAAAGACCTTGCCGTTGTCTCGGCCGGCACTTGAGATCACCAGGGCTGCAGTTCGCCTTGATCTGACCTGCGTGTCTCGTAAACGCCTTCCATCGCGAAATCTGAACCTTGTCTAACTCGGGAATACGACGACCTATCCAGTATCTGCAGTACCACTGAAACCATCCACGTTCATCTTTGTTAAGTGTAGCATCTGATAACTCAGGATGCTGTGCCTTGTGTCCTTTATGTAAATGCGAAGGAACCCAACCTGATTCTTTCCAAAAGCTAAGCGGTTGACGAGAATCTACACCCATCAGATTTACAGCAACATCAGATTTGTCTGGCCGAAGTTTATCGAGTTGAAGCGCATTCCAGTACCACTCCGCAGGGAATTCAAGTAGGCAATCATTCAGATATTTGCCTTCAAAGGCACCTGCAGCCAAGATTTCACCCGGTGTTGCATACGGTTTGAAATCAGGCGGAAAGTTCGTTCCAGGATCTTCAGAGAGTGTGTACGAATAGTCCTTTTCCATCTTATTCCAGACTTTAATCGTATCGCCCTTCTTGAAATCATCCAAAGGCCTGCCTTTTTGTTGTAGTATAGATCGCATTGTATCTGTGCTTTTTAAAGTAAGGATCCTCGAGTCCATCTTACTCTATGTGCTGTAAAAAATGAAGGGCTGCTTAGCAGAATAGTAGGTATGGATAAGCTACCCACAACTCATACACCCACAAAGAAGGAGGAGCAGTTTCTGATGACATTAGGACCTAAGGATCTTGAACTCCACAAGCTCGCAGTGCAGCTTCTACAAACATCCTACCGTCCGGAATGGAGCCATATGTACCGCAAGGCTGCAAAAACAGGTGCTAAAAATTGAACTTAAACGCTAGGCGGTATAGCCATTCTATCGCTAAGTTTGTATATGGCGCAGAACAATTTCTGCGTTAAAGGTATCTCTCTCACACTGCAAAAACTCCGGCGCATCGTTTCTCACGTTTCTCCCAAAACGTCTTCCTTAGCTATCCTGAGCGGATCCCGACTCCAAACTCAACTAAAACACTGGTCCAAAGCCCTTCCAAAGGTAGAACCCTTCTATGCAGTCAAATGCAACCCTGAAGAGTTTCTGCTTGAATCATTGACGAATGCAGGAGTCAACTTTGATTGTGCAAGCCTCCGCGAGGTCGATGAAGTCAAGAGGCTCGGTTGGCCTGAGATTAATCGTTCGCCTGATATCTTATATGCTCATCCCTTGAAATCTGAACACGATATTCAGTCAGTAAAGGGCTACGGTGTAAATCGTACAGTTGTAGATTCGGTAGAAGAGTGCAAGAAGTTAGTTAATAATAACTGGAAGGGAGATGCGCTTCTGCGTATCGCAGTGTCAGATGCGGGAAGTAAGATGCCTTTCTCGGCCAAGTTCGGTGCGAGTCGGTCAGAAGTTGAAGAGATTTGCCGGCGATCCAAGATTCCTCTTGTAGGCGTGTCATTTCACGTCGGATCTGGATGTGAAGATGATAGCCAGTATGCGAAAGCGATTGAGTATGCCTCAACATATGTATTTGATTGTCTCAAGAAATATTCACACAACCCAAGTATTCTAGATATCGGCGGAGGATACAATCCCCGTCAATCAGCCTTTCAGTCGGCTGCTGCCGCAATTAATGGGGCATTGGAAAACATTCCAGATTCAGTCCGGGTAATTGCAGAACCAGGGCGCTACTTTGCTCAGACCAGCCAAGATCTCTTTGTACGCGTAATTGCCAAGAAGCCTGGTCTTGAAGGAAAGGGCTGGCGCTATGTAATTGATGAGTCTGTCTATTCCCAATTCTCATGTATACCCTTTGACCACCAGCAGCCCGCGTGGTTTCGAATCCCTTCAGATGCAAACGATACTACATCAAGGCCAAAGGAAGAGGGTGTTCTCTTTGGTCGCACCTGCGATAGCCTTGATGTGATTGCAAAGGGAACTATGGAGCGTCTCGAAGTGGGCGATTGGCTCTACTTTCCCTTTATGGGCGCCTACACGTCATCTACAGCATCGGAATTCAATGGATTTCCCAAGCCGAAGTTGATTCTTGATACGGACCAGATACTGCCTGAGGTTGAGGAGGTCTGGCCCTGGATTGATAAGTTTTACGCTAACAATAGTCTTACTTATACAAACGCTTTGCCTCCAATTCTGTAAAAACTGACATTACTTAAAAAACCTAGTGTATTCATTACTATACAGATGGCTAAACTAGTTTCAAGTGGTAAAGACCTAGGATATACAATTATACCCTATACTCTTGATAATCGAGTTCAATTTAAACTTTTTTCTGATCCTAGCGACTATGTTCTTGGCTATATCAAATATAATGAATATACTGGTGTACGTAAGTTTACATATACAGAGTCTGGCAAATTGATTTCAGATTATAATCATTGGTCGCTAGATATTTTAAAGGAGTTTCCGTATTGCGAGCAGAGTGGACCTTGGATTCTCTACAGTTGCCCACCTGAACAAGCAAAATTTGAGTTTGATAATCTTCTTTCAGGTGAAAATCTACATATTCATAACTGGGATACTTGGTCTGTAGTAGGAAAGAATGCTAAAGTAGCATTCATCACTTCTTGGGAAATATTCTGAGATCTTAGATGCTATACAATACTACGAATGGTTACTAACCTCTTTGATACAGTTTTTTCAATATTTGAGTTAGGACGAATTACTACTTTTGGTGTCTGCGGTTCTTTTGGTTCCTTAACTTCACTAATCGCTACCATAGATGAACGACGAGACTGCGGTAATTTAATAGACAATTGAGGTTCAGGTGCTTTTCTTCTTAAAATAAAAGCACAAGTACCACAGCCGAAAAATAGAATGCAAAATCCGAAAATAGCTGAGAGACCGATTGCAGCTTTTTCACCATCGCCCATCGGAGATGTTATGTAGACAATTGTAACATTCATAGAAGGGGACACAGATCCAGATACCGTAGATGTAAGTGTCGGATAAGCTGAACTAGATGGAGATTGCGTTGAGGTCTTTGTTGATGTTGCAGTCGTCAAACTTGTTGAAGAAGGGTTCATTGTGGAAAGAGGAGAAGCAGACTGAGACGCTGACGCAGAAGGACTCACTGAAGGACTCGCTGACGGGCTTGCTGAAGGACTCGCTGACGGGCTGGCTGAAGGGCTTAGTGAAACTAGAGATGATTGTGTAGTCGAGGCGCTCGCAGAAGCGCTTGCCGTAGGCGTTTCTGTAGCTTGCATTGCAACACCTATTGTACAGTAAAATGTATCCGTTGTACTAAACAGACCATTATTAATGACACATCCATATCCAGATGCCTTCAAATAGCAAGTATCTGAATTTACAATATCCCACGATCCAAGTCCAAAACAGATTGTTGAAGCGTGCTGTGTTATATACGCACAACCAGGAACGCCCTTACCTGAAGGAGGTGCACTACTATCGCCTTTAACAAGAGAGGCTAATGACGTGCACGAACTTGCAGAAGCCGTTTGAGCAAGTAATGAAAAAAGAATCGTCAAACGTGCCAACATTTCCTACCGTTGGACTATAATTTAGTCGTATAATCCATTGTAGGAATCCATATCATTAGTAAGTTCCTTATAGATTGGAATATTGCACGTAGCCGGATTTGAAGCCATTGATTTAATCATTGCAACTTGCGTATCAGTTAGAAGAGGTGTTTTCTTTCGTTCTTCTTGTCCTCCTGTTTTTGTTATGTGCTCAAAATGAAGGACATATAAATTACTTAATAAGAAGTGCAAGTGGCTTGCGAGAAATTTTTTAGCAAATTTATCCTTATTGATTGCCTTGCGAAATACACCTTCAAAGATAAGTTCATCCATTAGAAATTTAAGATTATTTTCTTTTTCCGAATAATCAGATATAAACTCATCCCATATATGCAAATCGATTTCAGATTGGGAGGCATTCTTTTTAATTTCACAATAACAGGCGTTCACAAAATAAGTCATATTATCTAAATCTCTAAAGATTACCTCAAATTCCTTAACAAGCATTGGAATACATCGATTCAGAGAGTTTCTGTTAATATGAATCTTGAGTTTTTCTGAATAGGTTGTTGGTGAGCTAAAACGATCATATAGATAGCATCTGCAAATTTCACACATTGGGTTGCTTTCTACTTTGCGCTGTGGCTTGTCAAAATTTGAACCTGAGTTGCCTTGAAAAGTAGGTATAATGGCCAAGAGTTTCCCTCTCTTTGATGCGAAGGGTTGTGTAGAAGCTCTTGAGATCTTTGGCGATGATCTGACAGTTGTGAATGCCGCACGTGTCAGTTTCGCGAAGGAATCAAACATAATTAGCCCTGCCGATGAGAAGCTCATTCGTTATCTTGCCAAGCACAATCATACGAGTCCATTCTTTCACCCGCAGGTGCGTCTTCGACTAAAGATGCCAATCTTTGTTGCAAGAGAGTGGTATCGTCATACTGTAGGATTTGCGCGGAATGAAGTTAGCCGTCGCTACGTAGATACTCCTCCTGAGTGCTATGTGCCGACCGCGGATCATATTCGGGAGCGTGATACGAATAAGAAGCAGGGTTCAAAGGATACGCCTGCTCCTGAGGCTGGATATGCTGCTGAGCACTTTCAGGATCTGACGGACCAATGTATGATTACTTACGATAAGCTTCTAAGGGCAAATGTTGCACCTGAAGTTGCTCGGATGATTCTTCCTCAGTCAATGTATACTGAGTTTATTGAGACTGCATCTTTGTATGCATATGCACGTCTTTGCAAGCTGCGTCTCAGTTCGGATGCACAGTGGGAGATTCGTCAGTATGCACAGGCAGTCAGCGATGCACTTGAGAAGGCGTTTCCAGTAAGCTGGCTTGCACTCTCAGAGACATTTAACTAATTGCGATTTCTACGCGTCTTACGATTACGCTGCTTACGATTTGTCTTATTGCGTCTGCGACGCTTGCCGCCTAGTGTGGGTAGTTCGGCAACATTTGTTAATACGCGCTCAGCAATATTTTTTGTGTATGCTGGATCGATTTTAGATAATAATTGAGAATTAGGATTAGGAGTTAAAACAATACGCTGTGCAATATTACAATTTGTTCTAAATTGCTCTCCTACCTGACCCCATTGCGCACCTCTATTTGCTGATGTATTACTAGTAGCCAACTTTTGTAGGCCATTCCTAATACTAGGATTCTTACAAATGGCGTGAACTTCTTTTGCAGCTGCCTTTAAATTATCGCTCATTCTACTTAGTCGCCAGAAATCAATAAGTTAGTACCATCCATCTAGAGTTTTGAACCCCTCCCTCTGGGCAAACTCTTTTGCCCAAGGTTCAAGAAGACCCTGAACAACTGCCGTAGGCCTGTATGGCCACGGAGCCAAGAACACCGCATTCGGGTGAGCTAGAGGCCGATCAATGGATAAATGAATTGATTTCGGAGTCATAAATAAATCCATAAAAATCTGCTGGCCTTCCAGATTTTCCGCGACGTTTTTGCGGACACAGTACGATGACCAAGATGGCCGCTTATCTGCATCAAGCTTATTATACTCAGGAAGTGCTCGATTTTTTATAGTTCGTAGAAATGCCGTATAGGTTTCAGGCCTCCAAAGAGTTGCCTGGTAAGTAAAGCGATATGTATCTTGCGGCCCGATAATCTTAAATTCAGGATTAGCTAAATAGTCTAGATCATAACGAGAAGGACCGGGACACGGCATCAAGCGTATGCTCTGTATCAGATCATCTGATCGTAGAATATCTAGAGCATTATTTAGCCTTACTAGATCAGGACACCGATCTGTCCAGAAATCTTCCTGCAGCGGCAGAATAAACTTGAAAAATGACAAGTATTCCATTGCCGCTATGCGACTCTCAAGAAAATCTGCATCACTTGAATTCAGTGAAACATACTGTATATTCGGGAGTGCGAGAATGCGCTTCACAATCGAATGATTTAAAGTAAGCTCGGTTGCAAGAAAGATAGGAACTGCAGCAAGCTGCGGTACATAACGACGCAAGCACGTTATCTGAACCTCAGCAAGCGACATATATTTCGGAGTCGTATTAATCAGAATACACCAATCGGTCATTGTATGCACTTATTGGAATCTACTTAGACCGTTACATTCGTAAACTACGAGGGATCTAAACTCTCCTTTAGTAATCAAGTAAGATGATTGGTCGGAATCCAAAGACAGGTGCACCTATCAAGATTATGAAATCCGATCTTTCACTTTGGAAAGATAGAAAAACACTCGTCTATAAGACGGTCGGCCCTTCAACTAGCGAAGATGATCGGTGGAATCGGTATGATCTGGTGGTATCAGAGTGTAGCGAAGAACTGATGGCGTGGAAGCCGCACGTAGTTGTTCTGACGACCTACAATCCACTCGTAGAAGCGTGGCTTGAGACGGATGCAGCAAAGAAGATGCGTTTTATTTTGATCAGTACAAAAGTCATTGATGCTATTGGCGACGAGACCTTTCAGGCATTTGGTCTAGGAAATGTCCTTTGCCTCGAGGAATTTCCTACAATTTTTCCTTATCTCGGAGGAGACTGGGATGGATCAGTCGAAGATGCAGTTTTATGTGCTGCTTTAGTCTTTCGATATGTACGTCTTGTTGGTGTAAATTCAAGGCACCCTCGTATGCTTAAGTTGCAGTTATCATCACGGTTTTCAGTCTTTAGTTCTGAAGATATTCGGCCGCCTGAGTCGCTTGTTCTCATTCAGCAGTACTACAAGCCCACACAAACTAAGCGTCAGAAGGAGCTTGAACGTTGTCTAAAGAAGAATCTCGAGAATCCATTTGTTGACAAGATCATCCTTTTTATGGAATCAAATGATATTCAGCTTCCGCACGACGAAAAGAATAAGATTCAGAAGGTACCTCTGAAGGCGCGTCTGACTTATGCGGATTGTATTGATGCAGTACAGAAGCACGTTGGAGCAGGATCGATTGTGGCCTTTGCAAATACCGATATCTATTTGGACGCGATTACAAGTCGCACTCTCTGGTCTATCGATTTACACGACACAGTACTTGCGCTTCTACGATACGAAGATGAGCTTGATCCTGCAGATGCTAAAATCTTCGGACCACGTCCTGACTCCCAAGATACGTGGATTCTGCATAGCGATAGCATTATGGAACGTACGTGGAAACAAGAGAATTTTCGCATTCCTTTTGGTCAGGCCGGCTGCGACAATGCAGTTCTCGTTGAATTCTTGAGAGCCAGGTTTCGCATTAGCAATCCTGCATCTTCGATTCGCACATTTCACGTCCACAAGAGTGAGATTCGCAACTATGATCCGCGAAACATCGTAGATCGCGAAGTCTATATGTATGTTGAACCAACGGGTGTTCACGAGCTTGATCCTACGTATTCGTGGTCAGGCTGGGCTGAGAAGGTTGTTCCTTATGAACCCCTTACTAGAAGACTAAATGCAACGAATCCCAAGATGTTGCTAACGTTTGTTGCGCAGATGAATCGCAATCCTGAGTTTCTATGGTCTCCCGATTCGCCAAATGAATACGTTCCTCCTCTAGGTCAGGATCGTCAGATTGACTTATCAGGTGGTGTCTTTGTGAGCCCTACAGGTCTTGTCTATGGGTATTCCAAGCTGTATGTTGGCGCAACGGAAGCTCAGAAGAAAGCGTGGTCTGAGAATGCAATTAGTCATCTGATGCCTGCTCAGCAGTGCGAGTCTATGATGGCATTTCCTCTAGATGAGAAATGGGTTGATCAGCCTTCGCTCTACACTCTCTTTTATCTGTCGCGTGTTCTGCTGCAGAAGAAGACACACCCTACCGCATCCTTCTGGTGTAAAAAGTCGCATAGTCTATTGCCCTCCTTTAATTTATTCAAGTGGCCGAACCCTGGTGGTCATCTGCTCCATCACGGACCTCAGACGCAAGCGTTTGCAGATAGTATAGTGGGTCGCACGGCTTATTCCGTGCGTATTCAAAAACCCGAGATTGAGGCACTTCGCTCTTCACTTGTGGTGCCCTGGACTTCTAGTATGGATACCACAAAGATCATTGTTCTCGTCAGAGATACTGCCCATATCAAGGATGCAATAGAAGATGAACTACGTAAGATTGCTATTAGTCTACAGTTTACCGTACGAATTCTGGATGCGAATGCAAGTCCGACCAAGTGGCAGGATGCTCTAGAAGGTGCAAGCCACGTGGTTGTCAGTACATCTGAGAAGAATCTGAAGGTGCCTGCGTGGGCATCGATGTGGATGGCACCCAAGGGTGCTTCAATTCTTGAACTTCAAGAGGATCGTGAGCCTTCAGATCAACTTGTCCATCTGAGTGCCGCTGCAGATCTGAAATGGACCCTTCTGCAGTACTCAAGATCAACGGCCGATGGATTCCGTAAATTTGTGGTTGCCGAGTTTACAAAGTGGATCGAGAAGGAAGCTGGAGTAGCGGTCAAGGTGGAGGAAGTAGCTGCAGTTCCTGGTTTACCCATTGTTTCAGTTCCTCCGAAATCAATGCGCTACGGCTTCTTTGGACACAAGGGTGATTCCTTCAGAGAGCTCGTAGATCTTTGGGCAGAGCACGGACTCGTGCAGAAGAAGGAAGATGCAAGTCTAACACTCTGTTGGCTTGGTCCTGTGGGCACCACATTACTTTACGATCGGCCGACCTATGAGTGGCTAGATCGGACTACTGAGAAGGAGCTAGAATTTAAGCTACTTCTTGCCGGCAATCCTGCACCTATGGCTAAGAAATCTAAGCCGTGGATTTTCTGGGCACGGCAACCTCGTCTAGTCGAGAGTCTTGTAGAACAAGGAGTCTGCAGTAAGGGATATGATGAGCGTACGGAATCACTTGTCTTTTACGGCCGAATTGAAAATGACAAGCAGGGTCAGCACCGGCAAAATGTAGATGGTTGGAAGGCTCTGTGCTCGCAATTCTCAATGCCTGTAGGAGCTCAGCAGGCCTATGCGTTGGGACCTGAGGAGTATCTGAAGGCACTCGCAAACTCTCGATTTGGCTTGTCCTTGAGAGGATACGGCCCCAAGTGCAATCGTGAGATTGAGCTTGTTGCGATGGGCTGTGTACCTGTTGTAGCAGACGGCGTTGATATGGATAATTACTGTGAGCCTTTTGTTAAGGGTGTCCATTATCTACGTACAACGAGCCCCGAAGATGCATCAGCTCAGATGAAAGCTATTGATGCGACAAAGTGGCAGGAGATGTCGACTGCGTGTAAGGAGTGGTGGAAGCGTAATGCGAGTGCAGAAGGATCTTGGAATAGGACAAAGGAGTTGGCATTGACCAATATTTAGAGAAACCTAGTAGAATTACAGTATGGATCTCGCAATTTGTATTGCAGTTAAAAATCGTTCAAACCTTCTTGTTGCGCAAGAAGATTCGAATGTTATGTATAAGCATTTGAAGGGTAAACTAATACCTTCGCCCTCTGACTATGTATGGAATTCTGATATTAAGACTGATACGTCAGTACAACTTCGTCTACTTCCTAACTTTTTATCAAGTCTTGTCGCAGTCAAGAAGCCCGAAGATAAATGGACCATCATTATCATTGACTATGAAAGTACAGATATCAATATTGAATTATTATGCGAAACAATTCTAAAGGATAAGATTCCTTATTTTCTGCACGTACAGACTGGAGCAAAGTCATTTGATCGTGGTGGCGGCTTAGATGTTGCAGCACAGATTGCCAAATCAAGAGGGCATAATACGCTCTTCTTCTGTGATTCCGATATGTTCTGTACAAGCCACGATATCTTTGACAAGGCAGCCGAAGTCGTTGCGACAGGCAAGTATTATTATCCGATCTGCTTCTCGTTCACGCAGGCTGATCATAAGATCGGATTCTGGCGCGACACGGGTTTCGGTATGGTCTTTATGAAGCTCGATGACTACTTTGCGACGAATCGGTGGATGCATAATCGGTCGTGGGGCTGGGAAGACAGAGCACTACACGATTCTCTACAAAAAGATCGTATTGAGCGTTCTCAAGTTGATGGCTGGTTTCACCAGTGGCATCCGAATGATATTTCATTTAAGAATAGGGAATACGCTGAAAAGAGGCAGATGGGACAGGGTTCAGTTTACTAAACTCTTTTTCTACGACGAGTTCTTCTACCGCCTTCAGCACCAGCAGCAGCTTGAAGTGCCGGATGAGCTACACCCATTCCAATCGCATTAGGGTGCCATTGCATTTCATCTAAAATGTGATTGACCTTTTGTTGAAGTTCAGATATCTTGCCTTCGAGTTCAGCAACGATAGGAGGTAATATATCACGTATTATTCCATTATGCGCTAGTGTAGCTCCAACACCAGCTGGAGATTGCTTAGGTCTGGTTTCTTGCAATTTAAAAGAGGCTAATGCAGTAGACATCCTTTACTAAATACATAGTTTAAAAACACCACCAGTTTTTAGGCTTATTTGCCCACTCCTCCTTCATCTGGTTCTTGAATGCAACAAAATCCATATCTGAATCAGGTTCATACTGCTGAATCTTTCCATCACCATCCAAGTAATCAAAGTAGTCGTAATGCGCTACGTTATTCTCATCATACATATAACACTGTATCGTAATACATGTTTCTGTGTTTGACTTCAGATTTTCAAGCTGATGGACTTGATTCAGATTTTCTGTGATCCATGTGATGTCGCCTTTCTTGAATTCAGCGGTGCTAAATTGTGGAACGGATCCTGATGAGTCGCAAAGAAAGGGAAAAAGCTTCACGTGGATTGAGCCGTGCAGAACACGAATGACGGCATTCGAAGCACCGTGATTGTGTACCGGCGAGAAGTGGCCAATCGGCCAGATCTCCATTACATATGGAACACCAGGTGATTCACCGTTATTCTGACCAAGTGTAATACGTAAATATGTCTCATTCGGATTCGGTTTATCCTTACTGAATTCATTTGCCTTCTGCTGCAGTTTGGTGTTGCACCAGAGACCCTGTGTTTTTATGCTGTATTCGATCGCCTTGGAAAAGTCAGGAAAGTCCGCATCATCCAGAACAAACTTAGGTCCAGCAATACAATTATAGAGCTTCTGGCCCATTGTTGACAGATTAGCCGTAGGCAAATGTGTTCCTTTAGCAATATCCATCATTGTTAATTCATTTGTGTGCTTGATCCGCATTGGAACTGATAACGTTATGGGATCCCGTAAAAGTCTCAGGGGATTCAGTGATACACTTTCTTGCGGAATATCGATTATACATAGAGTCTCAAGAGAAAGCTTATTGCCTTTGATTTGTTTAAATGAATACGAATAGATGACGGTATCTAGACGAGCTTCACCGATACCCGCATACAATTGCTGATTCTGAGCATCCAAGCTAAACCAGTAGTAGGCTCCACTCAATACACTCAGACCCTTAGTATTTTCTGTATCAATGTATGGTTCATTCGTCTGCATATTTTTAACGACAACTGCTGACTTAGTAAATACCACTTTTAAACTTGTCTTTCTATCGGCTGAAGCGATCGTAAAAATACAAGACTTTGTTATGTCGTTTTGCTCGAAAAGAAAGACTCCCTGTCCTTTTATAATGAGTTGTGTGGTGCTACCGCTGCACGCAACTGATTTTGGATACTTGAGCATTCTATTCATTGAGTCCAAGATATTTTTTACCCCACTCAACCGTTTTTCTTATCTTCTCTTTCGGCATTGACTGATTATAACCTCGTAAATCAAAGATTGATCCCTTAAAAAGCTCGGCCTTATTTTCATACTGCGAGGTCGCTGAAATCCAGTTAGATTTGCCAATGTAATTATTTGTTGTGAAGGATGTCTGTGGTAAATATCCATTTGGATCTTCCACGATCATTGTTCCGTTTATCCAGATTTGTACCGCCGGTCGTACGCCATCTCCAGAAGCTGTCGTGATACAGACGTGAGTCCACGTCTTTTTCTTGAATGCAGCTGTAGCAACTGTATGTTGCATACGCTGCTTTCCATTCCAGATCTCATATAATAACGTTGCAGTTTGCGGAAGAGCAGTTGATGTCTTATTCAGTAGTGGTCTAAGAGGAGGCAGATTTCTCGGAAAAAACTCTACTCCCGTGCACGTAAAGTCATTTACATTGGCCGAGCTTGTTCTCATCAGATCAGCTGGGCTAATCTCTTCAACAGACTGAGCTCCAGAAGGTAAATTTGGTAGCACGCGTTTCTGATCTGAATCGCATTCAGCAGTTCTCAGAGTTGAACCTGTATCAATGGATGCATCTCCTTTTCCAATAATGCCAACAAAGATATTGTCTTGACCTGCAGCATTGCCAAAATCTAGGATATGTGCATTATTCGTAAATTCCTCAAAATAGACCCATACGGACAATGCTCGCATCGTCGTTAAAGTGATCACTTTGCCCAGAGAAAGATCAGGTGAATCACCCACTCTTAAAAACTGATTCATTCCATCAAACTTCAGACCCTGCACGATTGGAATGCGATCATCAAGAGTTGTAGTTCGTTCATCAACTCCTGACAAGAGCTGCGAAGGCAATTGTTTGACTTCTGCTTCATCAATCCGAATTTCACCTGCTGTATATAATTTCAGATTTTCAGCATAATCTTTCATATCATCAATAAAGCGATACCAAAACATAATACCCTCATAAAAATATAAGATATCTTCAATGTCAGACGGCGGATTAGTGTCGATTGTGCTTCGTGTATCGAACGATGTCTGTAAGGCCTTATAGCATTTCGGCTCCCATCCACCTGTTGTCTTGACCACAGCGCAATAATCATAACGACCATCACTATCGACGTCTCGCATATAGTCATCACGACTTGTCTTGAATCCATTGCGAACACTCTGTGTTCTAAAGCTGACAGATGACAGATTCTCTGTTCCACCCAGAGCACACGCAAAGAAACGGTCCTTCTCATCATCTTGGCCTTTTGGTATAACCATTCTGCAAAAGTCGTGTTTGACATTCAGAGCCTGTACATCCGTATAGCCACGCACATTGCGAGGATCCTGTATGAATCCAGATTCATCCTCATCAAAGCTAACGTCTCCCCGACGAGGAAAGTACGCCGTTACGAAGGGATTATCACCGGGGCTAACAAGAAATCCCTCACGCATAAATGAAGGTCTCCAAATATCAAGAGCAAGTGTTATTAATAAAATAGCAACGACGCCATATAAGACTGTGTCCCAGGACATCTTCTAAAGAATGAATACAAGTTAGATGAAGGGTGGCCGCATTCGGGGTCAAGGTACCTATGGGTGTGTCTTTCAACCAAAGTTAAAATGCAAGAAAAAGAGGGGAGTACCAACAAGCGAGTCAAATGATTCGATGGTCGGCAAGATAACACTGCCTCAAGATGCTGAAAATGAACTTGCCATTGCAAATTATCTTGCAAAGATTCCAGATGCAAAACTTTACACTCTTGCACCTGAGCCTGAATCGTGCGAACCGCAAGCCCGGTCTAGACAGACCGAACCTGATTTAGAAGTCTGCCAACTTTTGTCTGATACTCCTCTTGAACACACGATTCAGATTGAAATGCCGTGGGGTGGATATCCTCTGAGTCGCCTAAATCTGCATCCAAACAGTTTTGACTTTACAAAGTTTTGCGAGCAAATTTTCTCAATCGGATCTTTCCTTCTTTTGAATAATCTCTGTCATTTTGATCTCTACGGACAGAATTTCCTGTTTGATAAGAAGACTGTTCCTAAACTCATTGACTTTGGGTTTGCATTTCGAGCCGATGAAATACGGCCTGAAGTCCTAGATGTCAGATGGCGTCAACTTGTTGCAGATCACGATACTGAGACACCCGAAGTCTCACTGATGCTCGGGATTCAGCAAATGCTACCGCCATCGTATGTGATCCACGAACTTCAGACAGTGAAGCCTGCAGTTCAACGTCTTGCAGCTCTCTGCAACGTTAGACCTGCAGAGTGGGCAGCAGATCTTCAGCGATGGACTGAACAGTCGTCTAGTTTTCAGCACGGTGATTGGACAACGTGTTGGAAACTGTATTGGCCGGGGTTTGATGCTTGGTCTATGGGAGCAATGCTTCTTCAGATTTTGGAAATTGAAGTCTCCATTCCTGAATTTAAACTCAATCCCAAGATCATTCCTATTCTCGTCGGACTCTGTAAGGCAAATCCTGCAGAACGAATGGATGCACTCGAGGCACTCAGCGCTTTAACCGACGGGTCGCACGCTTTCGTGAGCGACGGGTCCGACGGTGCCGCTTGGGTCTTGGAGAAGCAGCGACAACGTTCTTCGTACCTCCGTTCATAACTGCAGGATCATCCTCTCGTACTTGCGCCATCGCGTGAATGGGTCGATCACGCGGAACACAAAAGTATCCACAGAAGTCTGTATACATCAGTGGATCCTTGTTTTTCTTATAAAGAAACAACGCTCGGTCAGGCCGTATAATAGGTCTACCTGACGCATCCTTTAACGTCACTTCCATCGCACCTGGTTTGTGAGACCAGTCTGAATATAAAACTCCATTTTGCTTCTTTGGAGGATTTTCCCGTAGAAAATGATAGTCTCTCTTCGGATCTACGATGAGCGCAATCTTACTCGTACCAGCAGGACACTTTTCTTCAAAGCTTGTTGCTTTTACTTTGGGATTATCTCCCCATAAACGCGACACCATATCACCGCAACCCTTTTCCTTCTGATCTGAAAACTGCTTGAATCCTGACGCATAGCCTGGCTGAGGAAATCCTTGATCGCACTCTGGATCATCCTTACAGGTTTTTACCAACTTGGGATCAATCGCATTGTAAGCATACATAAAACAATTATGACTTTCTCGCAGTTCCTTTATTTTATTCCAAGCATCCATATCGAGTGGTGGCTCATATCCAGAGGTAGGACTGAAGTAAGATTGTTTTAGTGCACTATGCAATGCGCAGCATGGTTGGGCTTCCAGGGGACTCATCTGACACGTCTGGCTGCACTGACACACTGATTTCTCTGGTAGACCTTTGAACTTGGGTAGGGCCTTGGATCCCATCTATTGTAGAGGGCGATTGTGTTCTTGGCTTCAGTCCGGGTTTAGACATATCTTGAACCCAACTGTCAATAATGGTTTTCTTATCATTTGAAAGTGTTGATAGTGCACCCACTTGTTGCCAAGGGCTTGCAGTCGTTAAGCTCGTCATTTTGTGATTAGCAGAAGATCCTACGCCTGAATCATCCGTGACTTTCCAATATTCTTCCTCCACCTGACGCATTTTAATCTTTTCAGCCATCTGAACAAAAATAAGAAACTGATTCTGATGGGTGGTACTTAGACTTGAATCTTTTGGCGCATAACGACCACTCAAACTAATATACTGCCAGCCTTCTGATAATAGTAATTCAAGAGTTGTATGAATAAAATAGTATTTCTTTTCAAGCTTGAATAATGTAGACAGTGCATTACAAATACTAACCAAAAGTGAAATAACCCAAGTTGACCAGTAGATTTGAATCTGAAAGGTCTCTGCACTAATCCACGGTGTTGTATTTTGAATATACTGAATCGATAAGAGTGCAGGAACTAGAATGCTACCAACTGTTATAACAATACGCGTAATATAAAATAAACACATTAAACGATGAGCCCGCACTCTAAATTCAACAAGTACAAGTAAGTATCGATCTTTTAATACTGAAAACTGATATTGATCAAGTTCAATGTGTTCAAAGACATCATTAAGTGCCTGTTCCGGCTGTTTTTTCCCTTTGCAACATTTTAATTGACTCGACATTCTTTCTTCCTTACTAATTGTAGAGAGATGAAAGATCTCACCGATGTTAATTGTTATTGTATTAATTTAAAAAATCGTCCAGATCGTCGTAGATTATTTATGAATCAGTCGGCTCTAGATCTTTTACCGCAAATTCACTATATTGATGCAGTTGTAGGAAATAGTCTTGATGTTAAAAACGATGATCGAATTGGTATTCTTACCCGCGTTCAAGTTTTAACTCATTACAGAAGATCCCATTATGAAATTCACAGTAAAGGTGCATTGGGTGCATCATTATCTCATTTGAAAACGTGGAAAGCATTTCTAGCAAGCTCTGCTGACTATGCAATAATCTTTGAAGATGATGCTGAACTTCCTCCGACCTTTTCCCTTATGGTAAGAGACTGTATTAAGCAATCACCTCCACCGTGGGATATTTGGCTACTCGGATGGAATCACGGAACTCGTGATCATACAGCGACTCGTGATGATACCTTTAAAGAAGTTATACAATTTACTGGAGCCCATTGTTATCTTATTTCTCGTAAAGCAGCCAAAATACTTGTTAAGAATGCACTACCCATTGAAACGCATATTGAATATTATATGTCTAATACTGCATTTTTAAATAAACTGAAGATCATTCGTCATTCTTTACTGCATATTCCTCAAATTGATCGAGAAAGCAATATATCCGATGTAAGAAAACCTGAAGGATGTCCTGTCTGTATTGTGGATGATCGTTCTGAAGCTACAAAAGCACGTGAACTTAGTAAAAATTGAAGTGTCTAATTGAGGTAAATAAACTACCAAAATGACAACACTTTATTCTTATGATTACACATTTCTCGGCGAAGGTCCTTGGTGGGGCATTCGCTGCAGTCAAAGTCAGTATACACGAGTTGTACAACAAATGCAAGAAATGCGTTGTTTTGTCTATCTAACAAATGAACAAAACAATACAGTTGCAGTTGCGATTGAAGGTCCTCACAATGAAGGTGAAGACATTATCTTCGGTCCCCAGTGGCTTCTTCAGCGACTTGGCCTTGATGAGGGTGAAACGGTATCGCTTACAATTGTAGGTCATCTGTTGCCAAAAGCTATTAGTATTAAACTCAAACCCATTGACGAAATTTCTGTAGAGGGTCCAATGTTTATCGAAGGTCTTACGGAGGCACTTAATCAACTTGGTGTTCTGCAGAAGGGTCTTCTTTCTGCAGTGGTTGATCCTTCACTTCCTGAGATTCATCAGTTCTATATTGAAGAGCTAGAGCCAGATTCAATATGTCTTGCAGATGGTGAGCTACGAGTTGAACTATTGCGCGCAGTGAATCGGCCTGATAGCCCCGCGCCTTCTGAGCCTAAGAATCTTGTTCCTGACTCTACATCCTTTGATTGGTCTACACCAATGGTTCCTGAAACAGTAAGTACTTCAACTACCGGATTTGGAGGTCGTGGCAATCTTCTCGGACGCTCACGACTGGTCTAAACTACCAGTCTCTTTATAGTCCAAATGAGCGCGCAGGAAGTTCAGCTAGGCGCAGAAGCTATTTCTGACTGTATCTGTAAGGCACTTCAACGAGAGGAAGGAGCACTTATCGGACGAAATGGTTCCATTGAATTAAGTATGCTTCTGGATCCGTCTACTTCATCTGCAGATCCTCGGCTTCGTATTCTTGCAACCAATGCTGGTATTTATGATATGAAAAAAGACGCGCAAAGTTCTTTTTTGCAGTGGCATAGGGAAACAAAGTCTGCAATTCTGAATACGGATGTTCTTGCAATGGGTTGGTACCAACCTCTTTCAGACCTAGAATCGAAAACATTTTCATCTTGGTCTGTACTTGCAAAACAGATTCCTTTACGATCGCTTGAACCCTATTATGTTGCTACCGAATTCCAATGGATCAAGTATCTCAAAGGACAAAAAGTAGCAGTGGTTTCAAGCTTTACTTACTCTGCAGCAGATCAGGCTACAAAAGGGCTCAATACAATCTGGAGTCCCCGTCTAGACTGGCCATCTGAGATTGACTGGATCTGGATTCAGACGGGTCATCCACCCTTTGTCGCAAACGGAATAAACGAGTGGCCGCCTGGTATTCACTCGTGGTCTGATGCGATCGAAATGATGGTAGAAAAGATAGTGTGGTCTGGTGCTCGATTTGCTCTTATTGGATGCGGTGGTCTAGGAATGATTCTGGCATCCAAGTTGAAGGACCGGGGTGTCATCGCAATTGTGCTTGGTGGATCCATTCAAGTTCTTTTTGGCATTAAGGGAAAGCGATGGGAAACACATTCCGTAATTGGAAAGTTTTGGAATGATCAATGGATTTGGCCAAGTCTGAAAGAAACACCTGGAAATGCTCAGAATATTGAAGGAGGTTGTTATTGGGCTAGTAAAAATTGAAGGTGCCGGCGCAATGTAAATGGGTACAGTAGAATGGAGCCCACCAATACAATTCAGAAAAAGCGTGTTGTTCGGAAGCCGAAAGCGACTACGACTGCAGATGCAGCAGAGCAACCTAAGGTTCCCGAGAAGCCTAGTTGCCAGATTTGTCTTGAGCCCTATAACAAGGTGGCAAATACAGAAGTAAAGTGCTGTTTCTGCCACGTATCCAGTTGCCGCAGATGTATTCAGACTTACGTGACGACCTCAACAAATGACGCGCACTGTATGCATTGCAAGCGCGCCTTTGATCGCGATTTCCTCGATGATAATCTGACAGCCACCTTCCGAATGGGCGAATACAAGAATCACCGTGAGAATATACTTCTTGATCGCGAGATTGCTCTGATGCCTGCAACACAGCATCGCGCAGAGCAGATTCGGCAGGCCGAAGTCATCGAGAAGGAGATTATACCACCTCTGAATGCTAGAATTGCAGAACTCGCTGTAAAGCAGGCCGAGCTACAAAAGGAAATCAATAAGTTTTACGTGCAGAAAAATGATATTGCCTACAATATTCGTCTCCTTCGCACAGGCCAGGGTCAGCGAGCTAAGACTGAGAATGTCTTTATTCAGAAGTGCCCTGATTCGACCTGCCGCGGATTCCTCAGCACTGCGTGGAAGTGCGGTCTCTGCAATAAGTGGGCGTGCCCCGAGTGCCACGAAATTAAGGGCCTCGCAAAGGATGCTCCGCATACCTGCAAGCCTGATATTCTTGCAACGGCAAAGCTGCTTGCTAAGGACAGTCGTGGATGCCCTGGATGCGGAACGCTCATTACGAAGATCGAAGGCTGCGATCAGATGTGGTGCACGCAATGCAACACGGCCTTCTCCTGGAAGACTGGTCAGAAGGAGACTGGTATTATTCATAATCCGCACTTCTATGACTGGCAGCGGCGTCAGAATGGCGGAGTCGCCCCTCGTGCTCTGGGCGATGTTCCGTGTGGCGGAATCCCTCATTACTCGACAGTTCGCAATGCTGTTCGCGATCTCAAGGCTAAGGATGGAGAAATCATTCTGTCCTTTCACCGCATTCTTACCCACGTCCAGCACGTGGAGATTGCACGAATGCACAATGTCTTCAACCAGAATGACAATGAAGATCTTCGTATCGAGTACCTACTCGGAAACATTTCAAAGGATACTATCAAAATCACAGTACA